GTGAAGGTTGGCTCTGGATCATCCAGCAATGGGTTGTCCAATAGCCTGAATGCCACCGGCTGGTTATTGATCAGGATGTTTTGCGTTTCTTCCAGCACCGCGCTAATTTCGACGATGCGCTTCTTGAACGACACCCGGCTGCCTGTCTGCAGCTTGATCTCGACAGGCATTGTCTTGACGTACACCGTGATCGGCAAACCTACTTCGTAGCTGGTGGTCGACGCCCGGTCGAACGTCACCGAGCCGCCACCGCTGACGGTCTCGTCAGACTGCGGCACACCATCGGTGATCACGTCCAACGACTTGCCTACATGCGGCAGGCTTGATGCGCTTGCCGCAGCGCCGCCAGTAAATGCGCAATCTGTATACAAATCATCTTGGAAGCGCTCAACAAAGTATCTTGTTGTGCTATTGAAGACGCGCTTGGTGACGCAGTAGATCTGGGTCACGTCGACACCGACATCAATGAATTCGCCATCGGTGGTGTACTCAGACGGTGCTGTGATCTGCTGGCTACGCATGATGGAGAATGCCGCCATGCTGCCATCGGTAGTGTTGGTCATCAGCAGCAGGTCTGCTTCCTCGGTGCTCGATGCGCGACGCAGAGCAATCCGCTGCGGGCCTTTTAGCAAATGGCCAGCAAGCAGAGAGATACGCTGCGTAATGTAGGTCAGCTGCGTGTCCGAAAAGATGAACTCGTTAAGCGACTTGCCCTGGCGCTGGATGTAGATCGAGCCAGATTCCACAGACTGCACCCGCGTGCCAGGCTTGATACCGTTGCGGCTGACGTTCTTGAAGGTGAAGGTCAGCGGCGTGATCGGGTCAGTACCTTGCTGCGGCACATAGAATTCACCACCTGTGGTGAACACCTGGAAGTCACGCGAGCTGATGATGTCGGTGATGACGTTGAGCTCGTTGGTGTCTAGCGTTGCCTCGACTGCATCATCATCCAGCGATTCACTCGGCACAAAGTCAAAGAACAGATTGATCTTTGAGCCCCAGATGGTCGACGGGCGAGACTTGCTGCCGCCAAAATACAGCCGACCTTCGTGGAAAGTGACAGAGCGCGGCCATCCTTTACCAGAACTCCACACAGCCTCATACCCAGATTCAACTTCCCAGCTGCCTTGAGGAATGTTGCTGGTGTTGAAAAATGGATACTCAGTAATTGCGCGCACCGTAGTGCCACTGTCTACAGCAACAATCTTTGCCCTACCTTGAGGCGAGGCATTGATGTACTGATCAACGTGACTAGATGTGAAGTAACTATTCTGAGAGGTCAGCGTTATATTCCCAGACACCGCGCTTGGCGTTAGATGACCCACAGATGGTGTCGTGACAGTCATCGTGAACGCGTACTTCGGAATGCTGTCGAACGTGATCGTGGTCGCAGTCCATGCTGTGTCGCTGGTGCGCGTAATCCGCACCGGCTGCAGATCAGGGTGAACAACAATCAATGTGTCAGCCGACTGCGTCCAGCACATGTCATCGACAATGCTTGAGCCAATGCTGGTGGTCAGATAGTTGTTGCCCGACGCATTGATGTTGGCCTGCACGACACCGTTCTTGATCACATACATGCGGTTGTGCGTGAAGCACAGCATGTAGCTGTCATCGACCGAAAACTGAAACGGCACCAGGCGCACGCCGTTGCCGGCAGATGCGGTGCTGGTGTTGGGCAGCTCAAGGATGTGCTTGGTGCCTGGCCGGCGACGTAGACCACCCTGCGGTTGGATCAATACGTTGGTGGCTTTGGATAGGGCATTGCCGTACTGCTGCAGGTCGACGCGAGCACGCAACAGCGGGTCGAGCTCGCCGGTCGAGAAGTTCGTTGTGAAGTCAACGAAGCGTGCCATCAGTTCCTCACGGCAATCAACGTGTAATCTTCAATCACGCGCACCGGCTGGTTCTTGCCATCGATCACCATCGCCTGCCGTGCATAGCCGCCGCGACCATTCTCAGCAGGGTCACCCACAGCAATCTGCCGCCAGCGCAGTGTCTTCTCTGCCTGCTCGGTAATTGGTTCTGCGATGTGCCAGGCAATCATGTACTTGAGCAGCTGCACAAAGTATTGAGGCATCGCGTACTCAGGTGTCTGGTACTGGTAGTCGATATAGACCGCGTCGAGGTTCGTCAGCAGCTTGTCGCCCTGGATCTCCCAATCGACGCTGATGTTGCCGCCCACGGCAGCGGTATCACGCACAGAATGCGGGCTGCCCAGGCGATCGCCAGGCAGTTGGTACTCGTACTTCCAGTAGCTAGTCGGTGTGGTGATCAGTTGCGCCAGCGCGATCTTCTTCATTGAGAACGACCACGGGTACATCATCAAGGTCGAGTCTCGGATGTCTGGGTACAGACGGTCGCAAACAGAGCTCTCATCGGTGCCATCGTTAAACGATGAGATTGCCTTCGCGCCCAATAAAATTAGCGCGTCAGAGCAAATTGAAACACCTGTATCGCCTGCTGCCATAACGACCTCTTAATGTAAGAAAGGCCAGCCTCCGATTGCTCAGTGGCTGGCCTCGTTGCACTACTACCGATTAGTCAGTATCGGTTGTCGACAGTGCGGTAGCATCGTTCACGTCGATGATGCCGCTGCTGTTACCGCTGACAATGTGCAGCCCAGCGCTGGTGACAGAAGTTGGTGCAGTAACCGAATCAACGGTCACGCGCATCACAACATCACCAATCGACATCAGGCCGCGCATACCAGTATTGGTAGTCGTTCCATTGTCAAAGTAACCGACAGTGTCCACAGTCGCGGCGCTGTCAGTCGTCCAGTACAACCAGAGGGTAGGGGCATTGCCCTTCTTCGGGTTGCCGCCGACCGGGTACAGGTTATCGCTTGCAAAAGCCATGATTCAGCCCTCCTTATGCCGCAGCCGCAGTATCGCGGGCGGTGATCTTGACGATACCCTCGGAGTCGATCGCAACCGCACCAGCCGAGAACAAAGCATTGACCAGCCAGCTGGTCTTCTCGGGGATGTAGTTGATCTCGGTCTTGGGAGCGATGCCTTCTGCGTAGCCGATGGAGTCGCGGTGGAATGCGTACAAGGTACGATCCGACGAACCATCAATCGGCAAACCACCTTCCGAGCGGTCGCCCAGGACATGGAAAGTGAATCCCATGAACTGGTTGATCTCACCCTGCACCAGCGCTTTGATGGTGTTGAAGTCAGACGACGTTACCGAAGTCTGCTCAAGCATCGATGCTAGCGAGTTAGCGTGGATGATGATGTTGCGGCCTTCAGCAGGCACGTTTTTGGTGTTCAGAATCTTTGCAGCTTCGCGCAGCTTGGCGATGTTCATGTTGGTGTTTGCACCACCAATCGAGTTCGCCACAGTGCCGGTGCTAGATGCTGCGTTCAGTGCGTCAAGGATCAGCTGATCCTGGCGACGACCGATTGCAGCGCCAACCACCTGGGCGAGCTCAGAACGCTCGTCAAAGTTAACTTTGGCTTGCGAGAAGATGTCGCTGTACTCTGCAGCGTTCCAATCAGACAGCGTGCAGGTAACAGTGCTGAACCCAACATTCATTGGGGTCACATCGGTCTGAGTAACGCGGGCAGTAGCCACGCCGCGACCGACTTTCGGGAATTTAACAGTAGAGCCTTCGACACCACGACGCTGACGCACAGCACCTACCAGCATGGCCTTGCCCTGGTAGCTCTGTTTGACCTCAGCATCGAAGAGTGTCACAAAGGCGTTCGAGAGAGAAACGCTCATTTGGATACCTCGTTCGGTTGATTAGTCAGGGGTTTGCGCGTCGGTAAGCCGCTGGTGCGGGCCTTTGCTTGCTGCTTACGGCAGCCGGTCGTCAGCTTCTCGCTGCGGTCAGGGTCGGGGAAACCCGGTGGGCCTTGCCGCGATTGTATTGACATCTGCAAAAAATGCAAGACACCCGCTTGATTTATTGACAAAAAAACCCGGCACAAGGCCGGGCAAAGTCCGCTGGCAACAACGGAGGAGTTACTCTGTGACGTAGGTGCGGAACATCCGCTCGACCTTCTGGCGGTAAGCCGGATCGCTCTTGTACTTAGGATCGGCCACCATCGCGTAGAGCTCTTCTTTGCTGGGTGCGCCATCAATCGGGGCAGACTCGATCGGCACTCGACCTTCGTATGCTTCGCGGATCTTCATCAGCGCATTCAACCCACGGGCAGTGCCGCCCATGATCTTGAATTCATCGAAGTCATCCTTCGACCAGACGCCCTTGGCCACCAGGCCGCGAGCCCAATCGACCATGCCGTTGACCACCGCGTTGGCGTTCGGCCCCAGCTTCTTCATTTCTTCTGCTGGGTCGACTATCTCGCCAGACATGAGCTCCTGCGCCTGGTTGCGCAGTGATGTCGCCAGATCATCAAACTGTGCTTGCGATAGGCCATTCTCTTTTGCCCAGCCGGCCAAGGTGTTGGCCATAGGGTTGCCGGCAGCTTCCTCGCCACCGAATGAGCTTAGATCGTACTTGCCATCAGCCGGGGCATTGTGCGCACCCTTGCTGATCTTGGCACGCAGATCGCGCCAGCTCTTCGCGATGCCCTCAAGATCGGGCTCGTTGCTGTCCTTGTTCCAGAAGTTCTCTGGCCAATAATCAGGGCGCTCGAGCGGGTCTTCTGCTGCTGCCTTGGTCGGATCGGGTGGTCGGTGGTCGATCTCGACTGCTTTGGTTTCTGTCGGGGTGTTTGGGTCTTCGACGCTCACGCTGTCGAGTAGGCCGGTACCACCGGGCTCGACAGTTGCTGTGTCTGTCATAGGTTCCTCGCTTGGTTGATCCGTGCAATTAGGTCGCGCACAACCGTCCTCTGACCTTCGTTGAAGAAGGCGTGCGATGGGTCTATGCCTGGCACGGCGACAGGCACGTCCACATACATCTGCCGAAGCCACTCAAGCAGCTTCTGGCCAT